CCATATTTCCTGTTTCTCGAACACGAGATTATCCCTTCATTTCCTCCTCACATTAATTTCTTTTCCCGCGAATCCATGGAAACGTTCATCCACCGTGCCCCTCATCTTATCCATAAGGGCCGAGGCACCTACTCCTCGGATGCCTCCAAGTGGGATGTTGGTTGTGACGCGGCCCTCTTGAACTTCGACGCCCATGTGTTCCGACGTTCTGGTTACCCTGAAGCGTGGGTCGACGCCTACGTCGATCGCCGGCTCGAGTCCCGTTCCCAACACGGAGTCATGAAGACTATGCAAAACTCTGGGGATCGCGGCACTTGGCCAATGAACACCCTCCGTCGTGCTGTCGTTTCTTCTCTCGTTCTTAGCCTTACCCCAGACGACACTCTCTTTGTGAATGGGGATGACGCCTGGCTGGACCGGTTTTGTGAAGCCATGGAGTTTCCCGATTCAGACTGGGTGTTCAAGAATATCAATGGTAAGTCCACGGAGTTCTCCGGATTCACCATGACGGATTCCGGTTCAGTCTCCTACTCTCCAGTTGGTCTGCTCTACCGTTGCTGGGTGCTCGAGGAATTTGGTGTGACGGACCCTAATCGCTGGCAGGGGTACGCCGACCTACTTTCTCTCGCCACAACCGATGCTCCCGAATGTATCGAGGTTGCCAGGATCTTGTCCAGATATTTGGACTATGGTTTTGTCTCCAGTCGCGTCCCCCTTCACATCCAAGACCAGTTTAACCAACTGTCCAAGAGCTCCGAATTGTTTTTCTGAGGTTATCTTTCCTCTGGGTTTTCATCCTGTCCTTTCCTTTCCCTTTCTTTACCTCTCACTGTCCTTTCCTTTTCCTTCTTTCTTCTTTCACTTCTTTTCCCATTTTCAATTCGCGCCCCTTGGTAACGGCGTAAAACTTGACCATGCTCTCTTTGTACACTTTTATCAAACTCTCCATTGCATTCCTACAACAACTTCTGCCGCTTCTTGACCCTGACCCCAGGAGTCCATTGCTTCCCACTGTGCGGCCTTCTTCCCCGCAGCCTCCTGGGGGTTTCCAACAACCGCACCAGTTGCTCGCCCATGGTGGGCCTTCCTCTGTTCATGAGGAAGATGCCTCTTACTCTGGGTACCGCTGTCGGGTTCGGGTTACCGGCCCTCCTAATGAACGTACCTTCCACGTTGTGTCCCTGTCCTGTGACAGTGCTGTTAAGGCCTCTACCAAACGTGGAGCCGCTCAGGAGGCGTATTTTCACTCTATTTCTTGCTCGGTTTGCTCAAGTGTCTGAATGTTGCTAAAGATCGTTCCTTTCGTCGGGATCGACTAGCCTCATAAATTTGTCCATATTGTTTGGCCAGACAAAAAAAAAAAAAAAAAAAAAAAAAAAAAAAAAAAAAAAAAACAAAAAAAAAAAAAAAAAAAAAAAAAAAAAAAA